TGCGAAGTGATAAACTTTTACATATGGAAAAAGAGACTTCTCTGCATAGTCTAAGAACTCATGATCTTTTCTTAGCACATCAAAGATGCCCCAGCCAGACTCACCATCTTTATTTATTGTCTTAATGTTAAGTTGTCCTGAGTTATTAATGGAGAATTCTTCAACCATGTTTAGCTCTTTAATCACATCACCATTAATGATGTTAGCTACAGTGTTTTTACCAGCTTGCTTTCTACCAGATATGCCTATAATCTTCGTCATTAGTATGTTCCTTCTAATTCTTTTAGTAATTTAATTTTGATTTCTCTTGGACTCATTTCTCCAACGTCCTTGTGTGATAGTGTAGGAAATGTAAGCTTATACATTCTAGATAACTTTCTTTGTATTTCAACCTTTGATTCTCTGCCAGCCTGATCGTTGTCTGTTAATATAATTAGTCTGGTAACAGGTAGTTTTACTAGCTTCTGCATCTGTTCGTTTGAAATATTCTTACCAAATATACTGACTGCATTACTGACTCCCGCCTCAAACATTCTCCATACATCTCCCTGACCCTCCAGTATATACAAGCAAGAAGTTTCTCTAGCTTTTTCTATGGCGTTATGATAATTGTAAAAGTAAAACCTCTTATTAAACCCTGTTGGATAGAATAGAAATTTTGGGTTCCTGTATTCTTTCGTTGATCTTCCTATCGCTGCAACAACCTTAGAACCATCATCGTTGTATATAGGTATAATAGCTCTATCTTTCATTATACCTCTTTCAGAGCAATCTCCCACGTTAAAATGTTTTAAAGTTGATTTTTTATATCCTCTATCAAAGAAATACTCAGATGGTATCTTCTCGTCAAATTCTAGCTCTATTTCCTTGTCTGTTGTGTTCTTATCTTTAGTGTTAATGTTCTTTATAATATATGAGAAGTAATCATCTTCATCTTCTATGTCTACAGCAGGCTCTCTAGTTGTCTGTATATTAAACTCTTTCTTTACCCACTGGAGTACGTCCTTGAAATCTAACTCTTCACCTGCCTCCTTGGATAAAACACCTGATATCAATCCAAATATATCATTTCTATGTTCCTGCTGACAGTCTCTAGTCCAACACTTCCATATCCCTCTCTCTGGCGAGAAAGAAAATGCTCTTGGATTATCACTTCCATCATGTATTGGGCAAGTTGAGTATATATTATCATTAAACACTTCGCATTCCATGCCTAGCTTTTTAAAGACTAGCTCTGCTTCAGAGTTTAACTTCTTCTTCAACTGTTTCAAGTTCATCTTTTAGTCCATCTAAATTAGTAATCAATCCTGTGTCTCCAACTGGAGCATTCCTAAGTTCATTCCTTGTAGGTAGCTCTAGCAGTTTGGCCTGATGGCCTACCATGTTCATGTTAATATAATCGCCATCATCCATACCAGCACCATGTCTACTAACAAGTGGTACTAGCTTCCTGTTGCCAGCGGTTGGCCCATCTTCTGCGATCTCCTCTGGTGACTTTGCTTTGAATATGCTAAATGATGTACACAGCCAGATTAGTCTGTCAGACCCACTCACAGCGTCTGTACTCTCTTTAGTTATACCATCTCTGTTCAACTGCACAAAGGATAAACATGGGATATCTAGCTTGACACATAGATTATGTAGTGATGTAATCTGAAAACCAAGTGCCTGATACTCCTGTATGTTATTAGTAATAGAGGATGAAGACATTAGCTTTAAGTAGTCATATATAATTAAACATTCATTAGTCTTACCATCTTCATCTGTCTTGACCTCTTGTACAATCCATCTTCTAATCATATTAAGTATGGAGTCAAATGGTTTGCCAGCTACGCTAACATAACTATATGGTATTGAGTCTATCTTTTCTACTGCTTCGTGTACTTTCTCTGCCTTCTGTTCGTCTTCTACAAACTTGCCAGTTGCAACCTCATTAATAGGCACACCGCTAATGTTAGCTATTAGCCTATTGAGATGATCTTCCTTTGACATTTCTGTGTCTAAGACTAGAACAGGAATTCCTCCAGAGGACACGTTAAGGGCAACATTATCTGCAAATACTGACTTACCAACTTTTGGTCTTGCAGAAACAAGGTCAACGCATTTACGTCTAAGACCACCACCAATGGCTTCATCGTACCTTGGGAATCCTGTGGGTACGCCAATAATATCGCACTTGTTTTCTTCAAGGAATTTGAGATAATCTTCTACTCCTTCACCAATTAGTTCTGGGTTTTCCCCACCATCATCCTCTCTGAGGAAGTCTGTTACTGGGTCTTCTAGTATTCTTACTATCTGATCTACAGATTCTGACCCATCAATCTTACCTACCTCGTCATGTATTTTTGTTGTAAGCTTCCTAATGTTTCTAGCAAACTCAAACTTCTTAATTTGTACAGCAAATCCCATGATGTTCCCTGCCATGATGGGGAACTCATATAAAGACTTCAGGTATTTAAGTTCTTGCTTAGTACTGATCTGCTCAATGCATCTGAGTTTTTCTGCTGACGACAGGATGGTAGCTATGTCTGGAGTCTGATCGTTGGACAGTACGTCTACGATACATCCAAAGATAAGTTTATTATTTACATGGACAAAACTATCTTTACTTATAAACCCATCAATTACTACGTAGCCATCCATACCATGCTGTAATAATCCAGCAAGTATTGCTCTCTCAGCACCAACGTCTAATAGTCTTTCTTCCACTAAGCCACCCCGCAGCATCTGTCACAACGATAGTATTCACCAAACATCACTGATGGGCTGACGCTAAACGTCTTACCACACGAGTGACACCTTACTTCTTTTTTCTTGGGAGGTTGTCTATTTCTAGGAGTCCTCGTGACTTCAGGAGTTGTAACATCCTTTGCCTCACCAGTGTCTGTCCAAGTGTTCTCTCTAGCAACAATTGGAGTTCTCTGCTTGTTAGTTCTACCCTTATTCATAGTGAAGTCACCATCAACAGCTTCTGATACAGGCTCTTCATGCTGCCACCTACTACTGTCAGAGGGAGACGTTTCTGGCTTACGTACCTCTGGCTTGAAGTCATCTCCAGTTAAAGCCTTTAGTAACGCTGCTCTTTGTTCATCTGTTAAGGTATCTACAAATTCATTCATGCTCATGCTCTCTTACCTTTCTCCATTAGGATATCTGCTTTACGTTTTAGTTCATATATCTTGCCATCCAGTGCTTGTACTCTTGACTCTGCAATCTCACGATAGTGATCTACCGCTGCGGCAAACTCATCATTAACTACAATGAGTTGTCTTCTCATCTCATGCTTTGTGTATGGGCTAAAGTTATCTATGTTTTTAGCTACCATCTTGTCAAGCTTGTCATTGCACCAGCCAAGTGCAATTTTCTGCATATTTAATTCATCCTGTAGATGTGTGGAGTAGCTATATAGTTGATACGACCAATCAAATAGTTCTGCTTGGGTAAGAGAACTGATGGTTTCCCTATCAGCATTAGCACATCTATGCCAATCATCTCTGAACTTCTTATTGAACCTAGCATTGCTGGCACTTAAGAAGTCGTCAATCATAGCTTTCAAATCAGCTAACTGCTCATTCGCTGTTTTCAATTTGTTCTCTCCACTGCTCATCTGTTTCTGAGTACCTCAATACTATTATATCAATTTTATTCAATTCGCACCACTCTATTTTATCTTCATCCTTAGCTTTTGCAATGGCAAAGTCTGCTTTATTTTTGTGAAAGAATGGAGTGTATTCATAGTGTTGTTGACCATGCACCTCTACAGCCAGCATAATTTGTGGTATATAGAAGTCTAAATATAAGACACCTTTCCTGTGACTAAGGGTGCTTCCGGGTAACTTTACTTCTTCTAAGATTCTGTAGGAGTGGAAAATCTGTTTCAAAACTTTCCTCGCTCTTACGTGAAACTTTGACCTCTTTCGTTTGTCGTTTGCGTCTACGTTGTAGCTTGTTAAATTCCAAGCGTACTCTCTTCCATTTATACCTGTAACCTTCATTAAAAACCTCTGTAATAATTCTGGATAATAATATCCCTAATGTGATTTGTATTATTGGTAATAGCATTAACTGTTTACCACCTTCTTTAATTTCTTTTCTGTGCTGACAATTGTTTTAACAGCTGCCGCTGGAAGCTCATAATCTTTTTTATAAACTTGTAGAGCGTCCAAGGTTCTCCAAGCTTCTGTTTTGCTGATCTCAACTTGCATTAGAATAACTCCTTTATTTGTTCATATATGAAATCTGATAGTTCAGGATTCTCGTTTAAGAACTCAAGCGTATTGTTTGATCCTTGAAATTTAAAAAACCTCTCAATGTCTTCCTCTTTATCTCCAACCTCCTTGTCAGAAAGTAGCTTACTTATTACTGGATGGTCAGTGTTGTCAATGGCACACTGGATTGTGTACCAAGCACCAGCAGTTTTAATCAGTCTAAACTCACAAGCTATTTGTACGACCTCTTGTATTTCATCAACACCAATGCCATACCTAATCCACCCCTCTGCTGTGCTTCCGGGAACACCTCCAGCACAAGAAGTTTTGATATTCCAGTTAGCGATTTGACCAACGTGAGGCCCACTATCTTTAGGGACTTGCCATCTGCCTCTGTGGGTAATGACCATATTGGTTCCAGCTTGGTATTGTAGCATGTTGCCACAGTCTGCCATCTTGGATGGAGCGTATGGAGAACCACCAGTGTTTGCTATATTGTGAGTGACTGCTATGAGAATTACTTTATTCTTCATGAGAGAGCCACTGATACGTTTAAAGAACATAGATAGTAGTCTAGGTAATGCGTTACGCACACCTGTTCGTACTTCTCCATCTAACTCTACTGATGGAACCATGTTTGATAATGAGTCTGCAATGATTAAGCAACCCGGATCATTGTTAATATAGTATTCTGTAATGTTTAGGAATTCTTCTGCTGATAGAATCTTGTCGTCAGTAGATTGTATGATGAGAATCCTCTCAGGGTCTAACCCCTTGATCCCTTCAAAGTTCTGCTTAGATAATCTACCCTCTGTGTTGAGATAGATTACTCGTTTGTTCTGAGCCTGACACTTAGCAGCGAAGTGTAGGGCTGTAGTTGTCTTGCCAGACTTTGGATCGCCTGTCATCACTACTACTGAACCTTCTCGTAGACCACCACCAAGAGCAATGTCTAAAGCTGGCGAAACGCCAATCGTTTGCAGGCTATTGATAGTTTCTAGCACTTCTGTGCCAGTACTTACTACATCGCCATACTTGTCTACAACATTGTTACTCACAACGTCAGTGTCAAACTTCTTTTTACCAGATGCTTTCTTCTTAACTCTACTCATAGATCCCTCAGTTTCCTTATTGATTTCTTCTTGTTTGAAAATGTTTTCTTTCGAGACTGCACTGGCTTCTTCTCTTCTTCAACTACTGGTGCGTCTTCTTGTTCTGCTGTTGCATCACATAGCTTCATAAAGTCTTTGAACTCTTTATCATACCTCCTTATGGCTTCTATTGCAAGGGGATTATATTTCCAACCTCTAGGCCCATAGCACTTAAGACCTATATGGAATATCTTTTCAAAGTGTTTTGACTTAACTGCTGCAAGCAAAAGTGTACAATCATACTTCTTTAACAATGACGCAATGGCTTTCATGTTCCTACGATACATCTCTTGATACTTTCCGGGTATATTCCAGAACTCACAAGGAGGCTTATCCATCTTGAACTCATCAGTCCAACGTATGATTAGATACTCTGCAAGATAGTCTTCAAATGTACACCAGCCGTCAACAGTTTGTCTTGGATAGTTATGTTTTTTTGTTCTTTTCTTTGTCATATATAATTAGTGCGTCTGGTATGCAATCCTCCACCTTGTCTTCAAATGTTAAGTCCTCTATCAACTCTGGAGTAGACCAGAGTGTTCTTTTTACAACACCCTTATTTACAGTACCTATGCTGTAGCAATGTTTAGTTTCTCCACCCATCTTTCCTTTAGCTGTTCTAACTACGTAGACTCCTTCAGCACCTTTAGTATCTAGAGATACGAGATGGCTACGAAATTTTAAGCTTACAGAGTCTATTGTTATATTCATTTTAGCACAATAGCTACCCATTGTCAACCACAATTTGTACTCTTTCAAAAAAATTTCTTGACCATCAGAAGTCTTTACTAAGATAAATATATTATTTCTGTCCTGTTCAGCGAGACTTAGATAGTGATCCCTGAATCCATTTTCTCCAAATATATAGCTCAATTTAGTCCTCTTTAATCTTAGTTACGCAAGCTGGTTTTGGTCTAGTGTAGCCAGCTTTCTGCTGGTCTGCCATGCTAGAGGCGTTCTCTGTCATGATAGTAGCACCAGACTGTCTAGCAAACTGATCCCCCACTGTCAGCCTGCCTTCTTTTATAGGGTTCTTTTTAATAAACTTCTCAACCTGAGTCTTAGATCTCACTAAGTCTGCTGCAATAGTATCAGTTGGAGTGTTATCTCTGTGACCTTGGATGTAGTACTCTTCAGCTTTACTCAATGGTCCTCGTTTAAGTTTAGCCATTTATCATGCTCCTTTGTGAACGTGTTAGATATAGAGAATTATTACTCTTCAAATACATCATATAGTAATCAAAAGTTTGCTGAGACACTGCCTTCAGTAGGCAGTTCATATTCTTCTTCTTGTTGCTGTCTGTACCCAGAGGATCGTATATCAGACCATTGATTGTGTTCAGGTAGTAAGTCCTTGACTCTCTACCATCAGTAAAAGATTGGTTCAAAACGTGAGCTACAGATAGTGGCTCTACGTCAGTAACGTTTCCTTTTTGGTCATACATAATCCTGTTGTTCACAACTTGTTCTGGCAAATCTTTAGCCTCATTTATATATTTCATTTATCACCATTCCTTATGTAATTAATCTTTTGTTCTCTCGTCATATTGTGTATCTTCTTTACCTGTGCTTTCTGAGCGTCTGATACTCTCTTCTTTTCTTTAGCTTCAGCTGTTCTTCTCTCAGAAGCTTCCACCATGTCAGTCTTGTTCCACTCAACTCTGGTAATTTGTCTGCCATCTGGCATCGTCTTGTGACCTTCGTTGAATCTTTTCTCAGCTATTCCATGCTTTGTAGTTGGTTCTCCACTCTTTACACAGGCATGAATGCCACCATAAAGCACACGCTCTAAGCTGTTCTTTTTACATTGGGGACATTTAGTAAGTGGCTCATCCTTCATAGATTGATAAACATCTTCCATAAAATAATCACACTTACCACATTGATAATCGTACAACATTAACCTTCCAGTGCATATAGCACTGCTCCTATGATTCCATTTCTCTGTATATCATGATACGCTAATTTTGAGATTCCAACACCATTAATATTTGATAATCTTTGGACGCAGAAAGCAAGCCCATTATCTCTAAATATATCTGTCTGCTGGTTATCACCATTTATAAGCACTTTAGAATGCTTGCCCATCCTCGTTATGAACATCTTAATCTGTTCAAGCGTACAGTTCTGAGCCTCGTCTAATATCATGTATGAGTCATGAAATGTAGAACCACGCATGGTTTCTAGTGGCTCAAACTTAATCCTACGCTGGTTAAAATAATAACCAAACTTTTCACGACCAAGGAAGTGGCGAAGGTTTTCTTCCATAGGCTGTAGGTATGGTTTGATCTTGTCGTTTAGCTCTCCGGGTAAAGACCCAAGGTCTCTACCAGTACAAACTAGAGGTCTGGTTACAACTACTGTATCTATTTCATCCTTGAGTAGTTTCTGTGCTGCAACGCCAGCAGCAATAAAAGACTTACCAGTACCAGATGGACCTGTACAAAATACAACATCGTTTTCTATAATAGATCTTATATATGATTTTTGATTAGAAGTTTTAGCCTCTAAGACTACAGGTTTAAATTCTTTCTTTTCTTTACGTTTCTTACGATTGCTCTGTGCATGTGCTGCGACCATTTAAGCCTCCTTAGCGTCCAGTAGATCCAAAGCCTGCTTTATCTCTTGATGAAGTTGTTAAGTCCTCTCTTAACATTAAAGATACATTGGGGATTTCTTGGAAAACAATTTGTGCAATTCTGTCACCCTTCTTTATTTCTACGTCCTCATCAGAAGTATTATAAAGACATACCATAACTTCACCCCTATAGCCAGAGTCAATAACACCAGCTAGTACATCAATACCTTTCTTGACTGACAGTCCAGACCTAGGCCAAACTAGACCTGCCATATTGTCAGGCATCTCTAGAGAGATTCCAGTTTTGACTGTTTGTCGCTGCTTGGCAAAGACCCAAGCTTCTTCATCAGCGAATACGTCAAACCCAGCATCTGTTCTGTTGGCTTTAAAAGGCATCTGTGCTGTTTCAGTTAACAGTTTATAAGAGACAAATCCCATCATTTCTTTCTCCTTGAGTTTGCCTGACGACCATTCCGTTTAAAGGTAAGGCAACAGCCCAACCAATCGGGTTAAAGGTAATCAGGACTTATGTTTGTTTGCTATGGTTGCACATAGTTTAATAAAGTAATTTTGATCTAACTTGTTTTTCATTAGGTTTACATGCTTATGAACCCATTGTACGTTTCCTCTTATGTAGCCTTTTGTGCTATCTATTCTATCTAGTGAGGCTGTATGGTCTTTCCCTTTATAATCAATTGTTATTGGCTGTCCAGATAAAACACATTTACCTTCTTGCTCTTCGTATAATTTCCAAATATATTTCTTTGTAATGTCAAACTTTATCTTTCGTCTTCCCTTTGATCCATCAGCACCTCGTCTTATGTTGTCAAAGTAGTCACCACTAATGTCACCTACTCCTGTCCAATAAGGACTGTCCTTGCCTTTAGGCTTACAGCATTGTTTACATCCTTTGCTATTGCCTTGTCGTATGTGTGTTGCGTATACGTCTTTCTCTGCACCACATTCACACTTACATCTCCATACAGTATGACCACTTCTCGTACCTTCTGTCCTATATAATACAGTCCACTTACCCATTTGTTTACCAGTATAGTCTATAAATCTTCCCATTGTTGCCTCCTTTATGTATATCTCACACTATCTTATACACAAAAAGGAAGCAAATGTGTTATAAAACTTCACATTGACCATTAGCACATGAGAGTTCCTGTACAGGGTTAACATTATTCTGTTGCTCTAGAACCTGAGTGTAGTCAACGTCTTTATATTCACGTTGGATATCTAGCCACTCTTTCCAGTTATATACATCCTTCATGCAATAAGTAAGCTTTTTTAAATCTCCATCCATATATTTATCAGCAAACTTCTGACACTTATTTTGATACTCTCTCTTATCTTTACCCTTGAGCTTTGTACCAAAACCTAGAAGGCTATCACATGCTGCCCACAGGTTGTCCTCAAAAAGAGAAATGCCTATTTCAATAAGACCACTGACAAACATACAAGCGTCACCATAGTGATGAATCTGCTCGCTAGGTAAGTAAACGGTTGTGAATGGTGCTTGAGCGTAATCCTTATCACCAGCGATTGGCAATAGAGAAATACCACAGAAGTGCTGACGATTAGCATAGATGTATTCTGTAACCTCATCCCATTCTTGAGGCATAACATTAATTGTATTAGATACATTGTGTGTTAGCCAAGGTTGGGTACATTGTTCAGGGTTCTTTCCTGACTCAACCCATGCACATTGCGTACTTTTTACATACTCAAGCAGGTCAATAGCACCCAATTGGTTCTTAATTTTAGCACCATCTGGAACCTCTACGCAAAAGGCTACAACGTCATCAGTGTCGTTGTTAGACCATACTGACTCTTCACATGCTCTAGGATTTACTTCTCTAAAGTACTGATAGATTGGCTCCATCTTGTTTGCTTGTACTCTACGAATGTATCTCTTAGCATGGTGAGGGTGAATGCCAGATGACGTACCAAGAATACAACTTGACGTACCCTCTGGCTTAACACAGGTAGTTCGTGCAGCTTGATTGACACCAATTAGTCCTGCTACTCTCTTGTTGGTTTCTCTGACTATCTCAGCACCTTTCTTTTGTACCTTTGGATCAAGACAAATCTCATGCTGTTCCATGACTCCTGTCATTGACACTCCAAGTAGAGCCTCACGACTAATGATTCGCTCTGACACTTCGCCAAGATATGGGAACTGGGAGAATCCAGCCTGTAGTGTACCAATGGTTGCAGCAGCTTCACAAGCTTCGTAGAATTCTTCTTCAGTTTTAACCTTAGCACAATTAATAGTAGATAGATTACATGCCTGCCATCCTGTCTTACCTGTCTTTTCATCTACAGGCCACATGCCAATCTCTACGCAGGGGTTTACAATCAACTCTGTAGAGTCAGACCATACGAATCCGGGTTCCCCAAACTCTTTGACTGACTGCATGAGAGTAGAGAACTCTTCCTCTGTAGTCTC